CAATCTGAGCCATAACCGGAGCCATATCAACACCATACGCACCGAAATAACCCTGTGAAGCCTGCTCAGGTGCCACAGCAGCGGGCTGGAACCCAGCATACGCATTAGGCATGTTCTGTCGCAAATAATCGGCAACAGCGTTATATCCGGTGCCCATCATCTGTTCTGCTCCGGTGTAGCCACCAAGAATGTTACGGAGTGCCGTATCGTACTGGCCTTGGGCTGCCTGACGTGATGCAGCAATCTGACCCTGGAGTGCGGAACGAAGCCCTGCATACTGTGTAAGGTGGCCGCCGGAACGGTACCAATCATTGAGTGCTTTGCGCTCTGCTGCTGCTTGTTTCTCTTTTGCACTAGGACCCCCACGTCCACCAAGACCGAGGGCACGCATCATCGCCTCAATCTGACTACCGGGCTGCATACCAGCCGTGGTCGGAGCAGTCAAACCAAAATAGGACGGAGCCTGAGCCGCCTGCTCGGGACTCAAAACACTCAAAGGGTCCTGACCGGCATTAGCAGCCTCACCCATGCGGGTCGTCTGTGCCTGCCTATAACGGTTCCAGTTACGCAAATCTTCGGCGCTAGTGGGTGCAAACGTATTCTGTGCAGGCATGAACCAGTCAGTAGGGTCCTGCCCCATAGGCGCAGAACCACCCTCGTTGGTCTTGGTATTAGTAGGAGAAGCACCTGACGTGCCCCACGGACCACGACGCGAACCCTGATAATCATCCTCTGTGGGGTACAACCTAAAAACCATCAGTAACCACTCCTTAATTGCATCAACTGCATCGCATCATTCTGAATCTGCCGATACTTGTCCAACTCCATCTCCAACAGCGCGTCCTCATATGCAGACCGCTGACCACGGCCCTGCAACTCGTAGCCATAATCCGCTTCCGTAACATCTTCGCGTGCGCGCGCAAGCTGCTTGGCACGCTGCGCGTCATAACGCTGGAGCGCCTGACCAAACACACCAGAACGAACATTCGGTGCCACAAGATTGCGGCGAGAATATGATGAGACAAACTGTGGCATCTTCTCACGGTAAGACTCGCCGATGTCTGCATAGTTGCGTTCGCCACGTCGCTGACTCAAGAAACGCTGATAGGCGTTCATCGCAGAGTCAGCACTGTAGTTGCGCTCAAGGCCGCGACGTCGCTGCTCAAACATGGATGGGTCAAAAGATGCCATTACTTGTCACCCTGCTTTTTCATGCCCGCAACAACGTTGCGAAGCGCATCAATCTCCGTACGCAGCACAGAAATTTCATCCAGCATGCTGCGGAACACTTGGCGAAGTGCAAGCGAGTCAGCGCCCCGCAATGCCGACAGGCCGATAACAACGGGGTCCATGTTTTTCATGAGAACACCTGAATTTCAATGATAGAAACTGCCCCAGGGGAAAGCTTCTCAGCAGTAACGGCAGCGGCAGACAACTTGGATGTTGTAACCGCACCATCTGCAATGGCCGCGGTTGCAACAGCACCAGTTTCAAGGTTAACGCCGGTTGCAAGACCGTCAACAAAGTTCTTAACGGCAGTAAAGTTTGAGTTGACTTCGGATGCCTCGGAAATGGTTCCGTTGACAAATACGTGTGGAATACTAAGTGCCATCAGCCGGTCACCTTTCGCGGATTATATTTGTATGCAATACTGTCAATACCCCAGGACAGGCCGGTCGGCCCGGTAAGTACGAGTTGTACGGCGCGGGCCAAACCAAGGTTTGAGCCGCGCAACACTTGCGCACCCTCGGCAACAATACCCCAGTAGTCAACGCCCCAAAGCCCAGTGCCCCAAAGCATTCCGTCTGCACTAGCAGGCAACAGGATGTTGAACGATTTGCGTTCGTTGCCAAGAGCTTCTTCATAGTTATGGTAAACCTTAATGTTGATGCTTCGGGCAGTGTCAACTTGTTTTACCACAAAGTCTGGGCGGCGAAACATTTTCTTCATTGAATACATGCGTCCATCAATCCAACCGGTCCGGTAGTACGACGTAAATCCCTGCTCCACACCACCGATAAGGTCAGTCTGCTCAGAGTAAACATTCACATCCAACACGCGAGGCAAAGTTGGATGTACAGCAACGTTATGAGTGACACCATCAGAGTCATCCCAGTCAACACCAGCAATCACAGCCTTACCGTCTGCCGTCTGGATAGCAGTCCAGGTGCCCTTGCCGATAGAAGGGTCAAAAACAAAACAAGTGCTTGCGTAACTAACCTGCGTGGTCTTGCTGTATGGAAGCGCAACCCAAACACGGTCATCCATGTAACTCAACGAGATAGTGTCGTCCGCACTCGGATTAATGTGCCCAAGCGGATAAATAGGACGAATAGGTTCGAACAAGTCGATGATTCTACTACCGTCGTAGTAGTGGACCCCTGTGGGATGGTCGTAGAAGAATACGCCGGTGGGCGCAACTGCAACATGTTCATGTTGCTGTGCGCCAAACTGGGCAGACAACTGGACAACCTGAAAGTCGCTGGAATCGAATCCGAACACAACAAAAATGGCGTCACGCTTAAACACAACAAGTTGTCCGAGTACGGAAACAATCGCAGTGACTCCGGATACGCCGCCTTCAAAATCAATGTAGTCGGCAGATGCCCAGTTGTGAGGCACATTGTCCAAAGACCAGCGGACACGGTTCGGGTACGCCACACCATCCTCAATGGTGTTGGCGGCAAACATCTTGTTGGCGTGTACACACAGATGTTCGCAAGAAGGCATCTTCAACTGGGTAATATCAGGGCTGGCCTGCCATGCCTGCGGTGCAACGCCAGAAGCGGTAAGAGCCGTAGCGTAGGTATCGGTAGTGCGCCAACGGTAACCGCCAGAGCCACCAGTGCCATCCGCAATGTACATGTAGTCGCCCCACTGCGTCATACAAGCGCCGTGAGTGCTATCGGTAGTCACATCGTTGCCAGCAGAGTATTCAAGTTTAGTAAAGTTGCCGCCAGAGGAATGGTAAACTTTGTTGTCGTTGGGCAACATAATTTTGGGCGACGTACCCTTGAAGGGTACAAGTCGCCCCGGAGTCCATGTGCCAGGTACAGCAGTGGTGTTGATTTCACGGATTGCTCCACGTGAGAACAGTCCGCCACGCGGGTCAATTTCCACATTCAACATGTCTGGCGACTCGTTCGGGGCGAGCTGAAACTGGTCTGCACGCAGGTTCAATCCACCAGTGAAGTCGTCGGTACGCTGGACGCGGACTGCACTCATGAGCCGAGAGTCCTGCCAAGCTGCTGCAACCAGCGCTGCATTGTGGGATAACGACGTCCGCCAGACAGTACAACTGGCTGTGCGGACGAGGCTTTCATCAAGTCTCGACGGGCCAGGGCAACGCCTTCTTCAAAGTTGCGCATGTGCATCGCTGCAAGTTCGGCGTCTTCCTGACGCTGGTAAACACGTGCAAGAACAAAGTAGGGCAGGATTGCATGGAACCACTGGTCAATGTCAATGGTCTGTGTCGTAGTGGTCAGCCAGGTGTAAACAGGGTTGCGGTAGGCGCGGACAGTCATCGGATAGATGGTGTCGGGCTTCGCCCACAAGTAAACGGTGCCATCCCAGAAAGAGTAGAAGTATGGGCGGCTGGCGGTGTCAAGGTTCCCAATCCACACGTCTTCAGCATTGTTATGGTCAATCAGTGTGAGGCGGTTGCCTGCGGGAGATGCGTCGACAATGGAGATGATTTCGCGGATATCTCCGATAGCAGAGATAAGATATTCGCGTTGGCCGGCTACCGTGTTGAACGTGTAGGTTTGCTGAAGGTGGGGCCAGCGGCGTTCCAACGCGTAGATGCGTTGGAAGCCTTCTTTGGCATACTGGTCAATGACGCTGTTGGGCAGGTCAAATTCGTCCAGGTCTGCCATTTCGCGGACCTGGGCACGCAGGGTGTCCAGGTTCATGTATTCAGTTCTCCTCTAGAGCGCAGATGTCCTGCACAGTAGTCAGTGCTTTTAGCTTTGAAACCTTCACAGGTGTCGCCGTTGGCGATGCAACGGTTTCTTCCCACAAACGGGGCGTACGATGGAGCGGGGCGGCTTGTCGCTGTGGGCGACAGCCGCTGCCCGCCTACCGGCTTACCGTGATAGCTGTGGGCCGGAACACCGTGTGTTGAATGGGCTGGTTTGGC